GCCTACATGAAGAAAAAGAAGAAGCTTCTTGTCTAATTGTCGGCATGGTAGTTATCCCCCTTGCGTCGTTACCACTTACTGTGAATCTTCGGATCCCCAGCGTGTGTAGCGACAACAAAGGACAGCCATCGCGGGTTGTAATATCAGCGGCTGAGGAAGCACACTCCTTAGAGAGTGTTCTTCAAACGCTGGCCCGCATCGTTGCAGAGGGAGTCGGAGACCCAGACTTAGTCTGGTCGTCCGATTACTCCTTCCGTAATCTTTGGACTAGTGATTTTCCCGTCAAGTCAGCCAAGACTGGCAAGACGACATTTCACAAGTTCGACAGGCTTCCACCCGGAAGACAGTATTCTGTGCTCTGGGCGGAAACATACTTTACTCGGCGCCTAAAGCCCGAGAATCGATTAAAGCTTCGCGCTCTTCTCGATTCCGGGCACAAAGGCACCCTAAGATTTAAGGAAATCCTTCACTATAGCGATGCTATAGTGTCGGGCTTCCTTATCGGTTTTCCTGAGGTCTTTCTCAAACACGGTGTATACCGTGTTTCAGATAGGCTTCATAATTCCGTTATAAGTCTTTGCCTTAATCAGCAACTTCAATTCGAGACCGGATTGAAGAAGTTGAGGAAAGAGCTAAGGTTTCACATGCTCAACAAGGTACCTTTCGATCCCTCCTGTTTCAGGGGGAAAGGAAAGTACCGAGCCTTTTCGTTCTTTGCTCCCTTCGTGGATGCCTTAAATGGCATCCATGATAGGAATAGCAGGGACAAAATGTTTAGGCTAGCAATGATCACGCAGACCCGCGCAGCGGGCCTGGCGTCACCAATGCTGGTCAAAAAGTGTTTACAGGAATTCGAGGATACTGTCTCCGTTAAAAGAGACTTTACCCCGAACCCTTTATTACTAGCGGCTATCGACCAAATTACCTCGGAGATTGCAGAATCTCCAGAGTTTGGTCGTATGCCCAATTTAAAGATCTCTATTTCTACCGCGGCTTGCCGCGAAAGTAATAGGTCGAAAGGTGGCAAGTACAATTTTGCAAGGAAGCTTGCAAAAGACATACTATACCCTAGAGAGCATCTTGATCTGTTCTACGACGAAGCTAGCTTCGCTATATCAGACGATGATGACGACATTTTACTGAGTACTCTCGACCACTTCACCTTTGGTGAAATTGTCTGGGAGCTCGCATTTGACGTTGCCGAAGCGATCACTTCTACGAAGGATCGTAAGGTTAACGTAAGTTGTGTCCGGGAGAACGGGAAGGCACGTGTAGTGACTTCCGGTTCATTCTGGAAAGATGCGCTACTTCAACCCTTTTCTCATCTTACGATAGAAATGTGTAAAGTAGTTAAATGTATATCCTCCGCCTTCCGTGCCTCAAAACACGGCTGGCAGTGGATTTGCGATTTAGAGGAGTGGGAACCCCTGAAGGATGCGTCCTTCGAGGGATTCTACACCTACTGTTCAGACTGGGAAAAGGCCACAGACGCCCCCCCTCCGGGGAGTGGACGCGCTCTGACTGGCCTTCTTCTCAAGAAGATAGGACTGCCTGACCATGTCACCAATGTAATGTTGGAGACGTGGTTAGGTAATAAAGTCGCATATATGGGGGGCCAACCCAAATTCATTATCCGCAATGGAATAATGATGGGTGACCCCCTAACTAAAACAAATCTGTGTCTCGCGCATGCCGTTTGCGAACGGTACGCGCGGATACAACTTAAAATACTGGACCCGATGTATCCATTCGCCGCCTACGGGCGCGGGAATGGAGACGATCTGGCCTGGATTTACAATCATACGCAGTTCCCGAAATTCTATTCGGAGGCTGCTAGTATGTTAGGTTATAAAGAGTCACAACTCGACACTTTTGTGTCAAAGGACTGGCTCTTTTACTGTGAAGAATATTTCTACATTCCTCAACATAGATTAAACTATGTTTCGGTTAGTCAGAAACACAAAAATCCTGATCTACTCCCGTATCTAGATTATCCTAGATTAAGGTTGATGATCGATACCCAAAAAGATCGCGAGGACTTTTCCTCGTCGACTATTGGAAAATTTACACTTCTCGGAAAGGAGATATCATATCTCCCGCCCGAAGGAGTGCCATACCATTTTTATCAACTGGCGAGTGCCATCCAAGACGTAAGTCTTGATGTCTTCGCCGGCGATGAGTGCCCTATACTGCCTCACCAATTCTTCGGAGTTGGTAAACCAGTCGTGGGTTATTCATTGGATAGCCTAAAGAACTTCCTTTCTCATGCACCAGCATGGAAACGAAAGTTCCTAAAGGCTGTGATATACGAAACTATGTTCGAGACCTACTACCTACTGAACTTTCGAGGTTCAGTGGTGGTGGGCCAAAAACACTTTTCGGGTGAGTCCTCTGTGGGAATCTGTACGATTCCCGAAGAGGACTCTATCCACAATCATGCCCTCATCAAGAAGGAAGAATTACACTTCTTCCCTCCTGGTGTGGTCGAAAGATTAGTTTCCAGTGGGGATCTCATTTATGAGTCCGGCATCTGGAAATACTATATGATGAATAGGCG